TTCGGCATGTTTGGCCCCTTCCTGCCAATTATGCAACGAGTTCTTGAGTTTTCACAACCACCTGATAGGCGTTACCAGACGTTGAGTCGAACATGACAGTCAATTCCTGGCTTGCCCGCACAAGGTCGCCCTGTCCGCCCAAAGCGACCTCATAGCTGTCACGCACGTTGGATGGCATGATGATTGAGAATCCATTCGTTGCACCTGAGAATGGCGATGTGCGTGCCGCAGTAATTGTTGTACTCGTTGCGGTGACAGCCTTGAAGTTGTTGTACTCAGTACGATCTGGGAAGTCACGGTCAAAGGTCAGCTTCGCATCACGCTGGCCGAACTTGATGTACTGCGCACCACGACCAGTATTCTTGAGACGGAACTGCGGCTCAGCATTGTCGTTCACAGTGAATTCGAAACCGTCAACGTCAAAGATTTGCGTTGCAGTTGGGATTTCAAAACTCCACGTTCCAGCACCATATGGCGTAGAAGTCAGTGAGTATGTTGGTGTTGGAGCACTCTGGACCGCTTCATCGTTGCCAACCATGGTGGCTTTGTACGTCGCCAGACCATCATTGACGCCAAATGCCCATTGGCCAACAACCAGACCAAAAAAGCCGAACACCTGCGCATTTCGCACAACCGTCACGCTGAGTGTCTTGCCAATTGAACCAGTAGCACTTGGCGTGAATGTGTAGGTGTAGTTTGGGGATGTGCCAGTACGAAGCACAGTGGTACGGGAGCACATGAGGAAATACGGCAACACATCATCGAGAGCTTCCAGTTCCAGGTCGCCTTCAATGTTAATGTTGCCAGGGACCGCACCGAATGCGTCAACGAGCTGGCGGATACCGCGACGATAGACAGTCGTCTGAACGGTCTTCAACGTCTCCGTCGTAACGGGAAAAAACTTTGTCGGTGCAGTATAGGTTCCAGAAGTCGATGCAGTATTGACTGTTGGAAATGCACCAGACGGAGTTCCTGGTGTGGTGTCAATGTCTGTGGTAACAGCACCAACCGTCTTGTACAGCAGCTCGGTCCCAGTTGCACCACCAGCAGCAGTCTTGTAAAGCTTGTAGCCTGTAGCTCCACTCACTGCTGTCCAAGTAACTGTGACAGTCGAAGTTGCACCAGTTGTGACAATGGTCTGCTCATTAGAAGCGTTCGTCTCACCATTGGCGTTAGTTGCCGTCAGAACATACCTGTATGTTCCAGCAGCGATTGTGCCACCAGTAGTTGCTGTAGCAAGTGCTGATTGGACGGGGGCTGACAATTGCTCAATGGCGATGCCGACAATACCACCGCCACCAATACCATATGTAGGCGTCTTAATCTACCACCTTTCTGGATAACCGTAGAAGCGAGCAGAAGCATTAGCACGACATTTCTTACAGCCGCGACGGCCATCTGGACGGTGGTAAGTATTCTCCTCAGTGAATTCATGGCCCTTTGAGCACTGAGTCCACAAGCGCCGTGAATCAAACGTTCCCTCAGCGCGTTCTCTATTAACTGTTCCAGGAACAGCGTCAAGGTGTGTAGGATTAACACAAAGGCGATTATTGCAAAGGTGATCAACCTGATAATAATCAGGGATCGCGCCCACCCAAAGTTCGTAAGAATATCGATGAGCCATAAATTTCTCAGTAGGACTCACCGCAAAACGACCATAGCCACCGCTAACTTGCCAACCCCGCCATTCCCAACATTCATTTCCGGCGGTTGGGAACGGAACGTATTTCATAAACCTGCGGTCGGCCCTGGTGTATCCACTTGTGGCCGTAGGCAATTACTTCTCCTCCTTCGAGACTTTCACAGTCTTCGCAGGAGGAGACTCTTTCTTTGTGGCCTTTTCAGGCTTTTCCTCTTCCTCGACAAGTACGTCGATAAAAGGATGGTCCTTAAATGCCGCATGGAGAGTCGGCCCCTGCTGGAACCCGACAGCAGCCAGGCCCTTTGCCTGGTCTTCCGCAGGTGACAAGTCCACCACCCGCCCGTGGTGAGCTTGGAACACCTCAATTTGTTCCGGAGCAACTGGCGTCCGCGAGCCATTCTTGAAAACCCCAAGTCCTGGGATTTCCACTTCGGCGCCCTCCGGCATATTCGGAAGGTTTACACTAAGCCGAACATTATCGGTTATGATTGTTCACCTCCCCTCTAAATAACATCCCAGATAATATTGCTTGGCACTTCTGAAACTCTTCTTATCTCACCAGTAGGTATATATCGCAGCTCTATCCTGTACCAGGGAAATTTATAAGGAATGACATTGTCCACTACCCAATAGCATCCATCGCCAGGATCTATTCGATCCCCAATCTTCAAATCACAAGTGTACTTATCTACCGCTTCGTGCCGCCTAAATTAGTGATGTACGTCTCATCGACGACATCGCCTATTTCCGATTGAAATTTCGTAAGCGCTTCTTCATCAGTAAAATAGTAGCGACGATATGCATCAGAACGGCCTGTGCCAAGAAACGCATTTTGACTCGGCTGTGGATCTTCAACCCATGCACTAACCCAGCCAGCATTTTTATTCGAGCCACGCTGATCACGCCTCACAAGCACAACATCACTGATTCGCACAAATGCCATTGCCCACCTCAGATACGCAATTTGCTAATATAGCGAATGGTCAACCGCGTTGTCCGAAGCTTTGCTCCACCGCGCCTTGCGATCCCAGGTTCCATAAGCGTGACATTGCCATGAATCACGATATCATTGAGTGTTTTATTTTGATGAATCACGTCGCGTACTGCTTCTGCAAAAGCGTCGGCCTCTTTTTTCAATTGAGCTTGCTCGACGACTTTGCAGAAATAGCACATAGCATACACAGTGAAATTATGCTGTGTCCAAAAGCTTGGTGATGGTGGCCAATCTAGTTCAACAGCGCCAGATTCGACGCAGATTGTTGGAGTCTTGGGAATGCGGTCAATATCGCCATAGAGCACTTCTTTCCAACCAAGCTGCGGATTGGCGAGCAGAAGATCAACGACCGCCTGCGTGACGACTGTTGTATTACCAGTAAGCACTGGCATTTACGAGAACTTCCTAATTCGTGCGGCCCAGTTCGTAATGATTTGTCCATCGCGCCATAGTTCAAAGATTTCACGAATCCTATCAACATCTTCATCTTGCATGACAACGAATGGGCGTGCTGGCATATTGTCGGTACCTGTCTGGTGAAATCGCCCATAGGCGCTTCGACTTGGAAGATTTGTAAACATCGCTGTTCTTCCACTAATTTCCCAGCGAGCAAGTCTTAAGGCATCACCAAACAGTGTTCCAGATTCAACGAGAATGTCCTGTGGTTCCCCACCAAGGGTGCCTTCACGGTCACGCCGCTCAATCGTCGCGTCAGAAAGCTGCTCCCATGATGGACGGCCACCCTCCTCGAAATTTTGCGAAATTGAAGGAATCATGACACGCCGAACAGCAGCCTCAAGGGGCACACGAAACGTCGTAAATCCACGTGCGAGCTTGCCATACGCCGAAGCAAAAACCACTGTACTTGGCGTAATGGTAATCTCCATGTTCGGCATGTCAAAATCCCTTAAATCACGCCAGGAAAGGTCAGCGAAATTCCATTTGTTGTATCAGTTACGGTCACGTTGGCATACTCAACAGTCATTGGGTCTGGACATGGGGAAGACGGGTCAAATGTTGCAGTCCCGCTCAGCTCAAAGTTCGCCTTGCCATTCTGGACAGGGAACGTGCCCTCAGCCAGCACGTCACCCTTATTTTCAGCAACAGGCTTGTTTCCGCCACCATTCACGCAGCGGGCATCAGCACTTAGCACAATGTGAACCTGAAGCTCGTCGCCAAGACCAGCTTCCTTACCAACAACTGTCAGTGTGTTTCCAGACTTGCTCACGGATGTCTGGTCGTCAACAAAGTGTGGGCTACCAGCGAACGCAACTGTTGCGGTAAATACCACGGATACCACAGCAGTTGCAAGTGCAGTTGCAACCTTGCTTGTCCTACGCACAAACTCCTCCTCAGAAGGTGGCTGCCATCGTGAACTTGATATCCTCACTACCAGGCTCACCAATCTTATTGCCAAGCGCGTCATAAATTGTCGCAGCGCCAGTTGCATCAGTTGGATAAAATCGGGGATCATTCGCGTTTAGAATTTCGACACCAGAATTGTCAAGCACGACCATCTTGCCATCGATAATATCTTGAATCCAACCCCATGCGAGCCTCTCTAACTTGCCCGCGTATTTATTGCCAGCGTCCTCTTCCTCCGCGTAAATCCTGTTGTAGCGATTCGCTGCCACTAAGCAAGCAATAATTTTGCGAATAACTGGCGGGGTGGTCGAGACATCAATCCACCCCGCCGTATTCATAACCTGTTGAATTTTTGCAAAGACGAGCGTTGAGAATTGCACGTCATCATCGAGAGGGTCGTTTTCAGGGATTGGCTCACGATCTTTATCGAGCCAACCCTGTACCTCCGCAACGGTGACGTGCGCCATTAGCTACTCCCGCTGCCACTCTTTGACGATGATCTTGATGGGGAAACAGATTGACGCTTGGGAGTATCATCAAGAAGCTTTGGCTGGAGTGCCTGCTGCTGCTCTTGATTGGCTGCTGTAATTGCCTTGTCGCGCTGAAGCAGCTCAGACTGCAAAACATCAGCCTTTTGCTGTGCCTCAGACTGCGCAGCTTCCGCAGCAGCGCGTGCATCCTCAGCAGCCAACAACGCATCAGCAACATCTTTTGGAAGTGCTGATCCAACAGCAACAAGCTCCTGGACTTGCTGATTAGTGAAATCTTTCGAATTCAGCTCATCCCCAGGCTCCAGTAGATACATATCATCGCCAACCCCGTGCTTGATGGGGAACCTCGCCACGTATCGCTTATCAGCCATTTGCAAGCTCCTTTGACTTAGGCAATAGCGTTCAGAATTAGGTAACCAGCAATTGAAGCACCAGCAGAGTCAACCGCAGCAAACCGAAGGTCATATCGACGCTGGACGCGAATCACATCGCTCTTGCGTGGGTTCTCACGCCAACGGTCAACCACCATTGGCGTACCACCGCCATAACCCCAGTTAAATTCGTAGGCAAATGCTGGCTGGCGAAGACGTGGCGCATCGGGCACCCAAGCGATAACAACGTGCTTGCCCCACAGGTAGGACAGGCTCACAGCAGAACCAAGCGCAGCAGTGTTCAAACCAACACTTGGCACGGTCACGCGAGGAATACCAAAGATCGATGCAATGATGTCTTCAGTCAAAATTGCGCGCTCAGAGTACTTAATCCGCTCGATGAAGTCCGGGTGGTCTTCCAGAATTGACATAACCTGATACGGAACCACCGCGTAGTTGGGGTCCATGAAAATCTGTGCGTTAATCGCACGGAACGCGGTGCGGATATCCGAAATCGGGTTAGAGTTCACGTAATCTGACCATTGACTTGTACCAGACAAAGTAGTGGTGTTGCCCGAGTTGAAGTTGGCAGCAGTTGTCACCATGTTTTTAATGGCAACCTCGCGGCCGAGCAGAATCTTTGCTGTTACAAGCTCCGTACCATCCTGGTCAGGAGCGAATGGTGTATCAGCGTTATCGCGCTCCTCGTCAGTCACAGCGATTTGCAGCGCGTGCTCAACAGCAAAGTAGTTCTGCTTTGCAACTGCCAAGCCAGGAATCTCATTTGCTTGAGTACCAGGACCACGAAGGTCAGGGTGGGTTCCCCAAGCTTCACGGCCGAACACGTAGTAGAAATTTGACTGCTTCTGCACGTTCACTCGTGGGACGAGATTATCACCAACAAGATTGTTGTTTGGGTAGCCAACAGAGACGTTGGTGAGTGCAACATCGACGTGGATGTTGCCCGCGCCCCTTGGGTCGTAAACGGCCATCTAGGTTTTTCACCAACCTCTCTATTAAGCTTGCTGGCCCAATGGTGTCAAATACACGTCGATAACTGTACCTGTTGCACCAGCTTCGAGCGCAATACCATCAACACGAGAACCAGCGGCAGTTGCAGCAGGAGTACAACGTCCCGATGCGTCCACAGCAACCTTGGTGTGGCGAGTCACAGCATTGGCACTACTCACGAGCCACTTCGTGACACCAGCCAACCGAACATCAACAGTTGGCTTGGCGCCAGCAGTAAGGTCGGCTGCAAGTACGCGGTTTTGCGCCACACCAAGCACAAGATCAGTAGCAGCAGCAACAGGAATCACGTGAGGAAGCGAATCGGCAGTCGAGGCTGCGGCTGTACCACCCTTGACAGCGATGAAGTAGTCATAACTGGTAGCAAGGTCAGGACCAGTCGCAGAGGAGCCGATTGCAGCGTCAGCAAAAAACGCCTTGTCCAATTGGTAATCGGCCATTTATCGGATCTCCCCCTCAATGAACGAAGCATTGCGGTAGCGCTTGTAGAGATCCGGCTCAGCAAGTGCAACTGCGTTCATTGCCGCAGCGTCAGTCAGCTTGTCTTCCTCGACCTTCTTGTTGACCTTCTCCACAAACAGCTTCACAGGGTCATCGGTAACAGGGGCGGTTGTAGCAGCGGGATCTGTTCCACCCTTTTCACCAAGTGGCACAAGTCCAGTCTCCAAAACCTCAGCAAACAGCTTCATAACTTCTGAAGTATCAACGGAATCAGAAAGCAGCATACCACGAAGCTTATTCTGTGCAGGAATAGGAAGAGTATACTTCTTCCCTTCTGTCAGGCTCTTAGTCTGAGCTTCAACCTCAGCCTTGCGACGGGCCTCATCGGTCTGCTCAAGCAGAGCCTTCATGTCATCAAACTGGCGATTAATTGCCTCAGCGAATCGGCGAGCCTTCTGCTCCTCATCCAACTTTGTCTGAAGCTCTGCGAAACGCTCGTTAAAGGTCTTCACAAGCGTTTCCATTCCCTTGGGCGTGCCAGGGGGCACGTCCACCACAGGGGCAGGTGCGGGAGCTGGAGTATCAGGAACCCGTTGGATTTGCTCAGAGAGCTTCTTTGCAACGTCTTCTTCTGTTGCAGTGTCGCCGAGTCCTAGCGCATTTCGCACAGACTCAAAGAACGCCACATCGTGTCCTTTCTGTTCGGCAAATTCGGCATCGTCAGATAACACCATTCCAACGACCCCGTCACCCAGAGATAGCGGTGTCAATCGCTTGAGGAAAGGTCTATTCGTTAATCCTCCCCCAACAACCACATCTTCATATTCCCGCCCTGTCTCTGGGTCTTTCCACGTGTCAGTGAGTTCAGGGCTGAAATAGCGGTATCTTTTTGACTTGATAGCCTCCTTTGCCTCATCGGTAAGTGCGACGTTGAACCAAAGGCCATCTGATTTGACCTCGGCGCCTTCTATCCATCCAGCAGCATCCGCGCGAAAACGCTTGTGGTCGAAGTCAACG